ATCTACATCGGCGCCAGGGAGGTTCAGCGCCTTTGCCAGCTCGTTCAGGCCGATCACGGCGGCCGCGGCAGCCGCTCCGCCGCCGATCCCGAGCGCTCCGAGCAGCTTAGCTAGGCCTAGCGTCTTTGCGACCTTGCCGAGGACCTTGAGCGCGCCGCCGGCCACGACCGCGTAAGCGGCAATGTCCGCGAGGCTCTTGCCGAATACGTCGATGTCGGCGGCCGCGTTAGCGATGTCGGCGATCACGTTGAACGCGTCGAGCAGCCCATCCACGAACGGGCGCGTCGCCTCGGCGAAGCTGACGAGCAGCTCGCCGACCTGCTTCAAGGCGCTCCAGAAGCGTTTCGCGGTGCCGATCGCGTCCTCGAAGAATTGCGACAGGGAGGCCTGGCCCTTAGCGGTGTTGATCCAATCCGTAATGTCGTTCAGCCCATTAGTCATCTCGTCGAGGAGGTTCATCCCCGGGCCGCTGCCGCTCGTGAAGAATGACCAGATCGTGCCGCCGGCCGCGCCGAGGAAGCGCCCGACGCCGCCGAGGCTGTCCATCAGGTCGTCCACCCAGCGGTTCATGTTCTGCGTGTTGCGGGAGGCCTTGAGGAGGTCGGCCGCCCAGCCGTCGAAGCCCTTGCTGAGGCTCGGGAAGTGGCGGGAGAAGGAGGCGAACAGGTTCGTGCCCGCCATCGTCAGCTTGGTCAGGCCGCCCACCAGGCCCGGGATCGCCTGGCGGAAGTTGCCCATCAGCTTGTCGAGCGCCTCGCGGAAGCCCGAGCTGCCGCCGAGCGTGCGGAAGGCGTCGCTAAGGGAGGTGCGCAGCGTCGAGGCGGTCTCGTTGATATTACGGGTGAACATCGGCAGGAGATTGCTGGCCTGGTTGATGCCGACCTCCATCGCCTTCCAGAAATCCGTGTCCGCGCTGGCAGTCAGGCGCGTGTACTCATTCTTGAACGCCTTGAAATCTTGCGTGACCGCCTTCGTGGCCGGGCCTATGGCCGCGACCAATCCGCCGGCCGCGATCCCGAACGCGGTCAGGCCGGCCGCGCCGAGGAACAGGCCGCCGGCGACCGCCTCCAGGGCGACGCCGACGAGCGCGCTCAGCGCGCCGATGACGCCGCTGATGATCGGGCCAAGGAATAGCAGGGCCTTCCCGAGCCCGCCCACGGACGTAGACACCGCACCTAGGTTGACGCGCGTGGCTAGCGCGGAGGAGCCCAGGCGGCGTAGGGTGCCGCTACTGCGCTCCGTGTCGTCGTCGAGGTCGCCGAAATCGTTGCCCAGGCCGCGGAGGCGGTGGCCGATCAGATCAATTTCGCTGCCGATCTCCCGCATCCGCTGGCGGTCTATGTCGGAGCGCTCCCAAAACCGCATCCCCTCTAGCTTCGCCAGCTCCGCGCGCAGGCGCGAGTAGCGGGAGCGCAGCTTCTCGACTTCGACGTTCTGCTTCTTCGCCGCGTCAGTGGCGCGGTCGCCGGACTTCGTGAGCCGATCGTACGCGCGGGAGGAGTTGAACAGCTCGCGCTGGAGCTGCTTGAGCTGCCCGTGCTCAATCTTGACTTCCGTACGCCTACGCCCGAGGTCGCGCAGCTTGCGCTTCGCGCGCCGGATGTCGTCGTCCAAGTCGTCCGTGTCCGCGCTAATGTGCGCTTCGGCTTTCGTGTCATTCAGCGCGTCTAGCTTGCGCTGAGCGGCAAGCACCTCACGGTCGAGGTCCTTCGAGTCGGCCGTGATCTCCGCCTCCGCCCGCATGCGGTCGATGGCGCTCATCGAGGAGCGAATCTCCCGCTCTACGGACTCCGCGCCCGGCTTGACGCCGGAGGCGTCGACCTCCGCGCGGTACAGGATGCGGCCAATTACATCACCAATCGCCATGACTACAGCTTCTCATATTCGATGGCGGGCGCCGACGCTTCGCCCTTACCCTTGCGCCACTTGTCGCGCTCAGCGTCGCGCTGACGATCCGCGTTCTCTTTACTCATTTGCACGTTCACCTTCGCCATAACGGCCTCAGCGACCATGAGGTCCACGACTTCGTCATCCGAGAAGCGGGGGAGCGGACGACCCGTAGCCTTACAGGTCTCGTAGAGCCTCCTCGGCAGTGAGGATTCCACGAAGTTCACGAAACGAGCGCTGGGTTTCGAGCCCAGCTAGATGATGACCCACGGCATCAAGGTCGGAGTTACGCGAGGCGAAGTTAGTCAGCATCTCGATGTCCTCGCTCGGGAGGTCCGGGACATCCTCCTCCGTGATCTCCGGCGAGACGACGAGGCGGGGGAGAATCCAGATCGTGTACCCGAAAGTCTCGTCGATCATTTCCTTCGTGACCTTCTTCGCGTTCTGGTGCTCCAGGGCGGCCGCGAGGAGTTCGTTCGGGAGGGTGCCGGACTTGATGAGTTTCTGGATGTTCGGCAGGACGATGTCGACGATGGCACCGCTGGGAAGGGTCACGCCGTCGTGGCGCGCTAGCTTCTTCCAGGCCGCGGCGCTGCGGGGCTTGTTAGGAGCGGTCTTGGCCGGTGGTGCCGCTGTCTCGGTGCTCATGGTCGTGTGTGTCCTCCTCTGGACTGTCACTGGTCTCGGCCGCTTCGATTGCCCGTGCGACCTGCTTTCGTAAAACTCTAGCACTGCGCTCGGCGCGCCTAGCCTCGACGCGGATCGAGTGGAGCAGCTCTAGTAGGGGTTCGGGGGTGCTGTCAGGCACAAAGGCCCTTTCAGATTAGGTGGCCGACTGGCCCTTGACCACAGCAGTTACGACAGAAGCGACACGCTGCGTCCGGGCGCGGACATCGACCACAATGGGATCGCCGCCGGGGTCCGGCTGCACCGGGTACTCCTCGTACACCGTGTTGGTCATCGTGAAGCTGATCTCGTTGCTCGCGCTCTTGGCGAAGGTGAACACGAGCGGAATGTTGATGAGGTTGACGGACTGCACGGTGCCGCCTACGGCGCCGTAGTGAAACTTGTTGTACTCGTCGAGGGTCTCGAAGATCATTCGGTAGCCGATCGTGACCTCGCGCAGCCCTTCGACCACGTCATAAACGATGGCGTCGTCCGTCTGCTGCGTGGAGACGTTGTTCGTGATCGTCAGCTCGAAGCTGGAGACCAGGGAAGTCGCGCTGCCGGCGACCGATACGGCCGCCTCGTTCATGGAGTACGGCGCCTGCGTCGAGATCGCGGGCAGCGACCCCGGCGGGGCCGCTAGGCGGAGGGCGCTGCGCCCGATAATGTCGGCGGAGGCCGTGAGTGGGCCGCCCGCTTCCGTGGAGATGGTCAGTTCGTTGACCTTGCAGTCGTTGAACTGCTCCATGAGCAGCGAGGTGCCGATCGAGCGGTAGACCGTGTAGTAAGGCAGTGTGTTCGCCGGCGTGAGCGTGTGCGTGTAGTCGGGCCCGGCGCCGGTCGTCGCCTTGGCGCCCAGGGCGCCCTCTAGGAGCTGGTGGATCGTGTCGTCGCGGACGTAGACTTCCGGGGAGCCGCCGGCGCCTAGCGAGCGCGTGTAGGAGTCGCCTACGTCGCGAGTGGAGTCGGTCTCGGAGAGCTGGTCGGTCTCCTTCGAGGGCTCGACGTTACCGCCCGCGAGGTTCGTGCGCTTCGAGTAAGTGGTGTTCGGGGTACCCTTGACCGTCTGCTTGGCCCAGGCGAGTTGCGCAATGTTACCTGAAACGCCAGCCATCAGTCAGTTGCCTCCACCCAGGGGTGGGCGGTCAGGACGAACGCGTCCGCGGCCGGAACCTCGACCGTCGCGTTGATCTTAGGAAAGCTTACGTCGACGCCGCTGACACTGAGGCTGACCTCGCCGGATACGTCATCGCCGAGGACGCCTTCCGCGAGGCGTACCGTGACGGATTCGTCGGGTACGACGACCGCCTCGACCTCCTCGCGCTCGCCCTGGAGGACCTCCTGCGCGGGCTCCTCCGGGTCCGCAGAAACTGCGGTCGGAACATCCTGCTGCAACTCCGCTGCGGCCGGATCGGACGCCGCGTAGCGGCTTGCGGGCTCTTGAAGCTCTGTGTCCGTCTTAGCCATTACCAGTACACGATACTTTAGGGCGTGCCAGCCTTAGGGGAGGGCGGATTGGTTCGCGGCGCGGGATTGGATTTCGGCCTCCAGCCGCGACTTGTTGCCGGTCGGGTCGTCCGGGTACTCGATACGCGTCAGGTGCAGGAACCAGAGGTCCTGCGTGGTCCCGCCCACGTCGCCCTTGAAGGCGTTGCGCAGGCGATCCCCGATGGCCTCGATGATGCCGGGGTCCACGGCCGTCTCCTCGTTCGGGCTATCGTTGTAGGCAAGGTAGAGTTGCAGCCGGACGCGCACAGTTAGCTCGATGGCGCGGCCGAAGTTCTGGACCTCCTCCTCGGGGTAGCAGGCGACCCTGATCTGCCCCTTGTTGCCGGCGGAGCGCGTCAGCTTGTCGTTCTCGACCGTGTAGCCGAACTCGGCGGACACGACCGAGCGGACGCGCTCGCGTAGTAGGGTGGCTGGGGAGGCCACTCAGGCAGTCCTCTGCCACGAAGGCGTTGTGGCCGTTCGCACTCGATGACAGTTAGAACACACGAGATCGCACTTTGCGATCTCAGCTTCAATGCGCGCTATGGGCCGCGCTTGCGCCACCAGCGTGCCTACACATGCAACTTTCTCGCCTCGTACGTGGTCGAAATCCATTGCAACGGCGGGAAACTTGCCGCCGCAATCGGCACACACTCCAGCCTCCTTTATCTGCGCTACAGCAGCATTATTCGCCCGGCGAAGCTTGCGCTTATTGATCCTAGACCACTCGCGCCGACGCGCGCGATACTCGGGGTCGTGTTTACGTTCAGCGTGATACCGGCGCGCCCGGGCATTGACTTTTTCGCGCGATTCGGGCGTCATACGACACTAATGGTATCGCCTCACGTGCCAGGAAAATGTTTCCTGATTGTGCCAGCGCTGAGCGCGGCTACGGCCTGGCCGGCGCGCGCCATGAAGCGGACGGCCGGGTTGCCGGGGTGGATCACGGGGCCGCGCGCGAAGAAGTTCTCCTCTTTGCTCGCGAGCCGCTGGCCGGGCTCGCCGATCGAGTGAGCGGATGCGCCGCTCTCCTGCGCGCGCGCGTAGGGCGCCTCCGCGACCGCCTCGCCGACAGTCGCGCTGATGAGGTAGCCCCTGATCGACCCGGCCAGGCGGCCAGTGCGGCGCGGGGCGTAGACTTTCGCGAGGTTCGCCACGTCCTCGGCCAGCTCCAGCGCGGAGCGGGTCGCGGCCGCGTCGCACTCGGAGACGAAGCGACCCGACTCGTCGCGGTAGCGGGACTGGTAGGAGACCTGGATGCTGCCCATGTACGCCATCAGAGGTGGCGCTTGTAGGCGTCGAGCAGGAGGCGAGCGCGCTTGGGGAAGGGTTCGTCCGTCGTCTGCTCTGAGCGCGCATAGGACTCCGCGACCTCCGCGACCGACTTCGAGCTGAGCCCGCCCGTCGCGATGGAGGGGTCCTGCTCGAACGTGGACGCGATCCAGATGGTCGCGCGCTGCACCGCATCAGGAACGGTCGCCCAGCCCCACACGGCGTTGACCGTGACCTGGATGTCGAGCGGCAACTGGTTGCCGTGCTGCGCCAGAAACACGTCGAGGTTGTACATGAAGCCCATCTCGCCGCTCTCCTGGCGGTAGGTCGGCAGCCAGATGTAGGTGTAAGGGGTCCCGTTCGGCCCGTCGAAGCCGGCGCGCCAGCGCGTAGCCGCGAGGGGCGCGGTGGAGCCCTCCAGCGTGACGGTGTTGACGGTGAAGGTGTCGTCGACCTCTAGCGGCCGGCCGTCGCCCTCATAGTAGAACACGCGGCTCTCGGTAACGGGCACGGACGCGAAGTCTCGATCCGTGTAGGAGCGCACCGCGTCGCTGGCATCCTCAAGCGCCTCGACGTGGCGCGGGTCGTCGCCAGAGGTGGTGTCGCGAATCGCGGCCTTGTATTTCTGGAGCGTGACTAGAGGAGCCGGCATAGGACTAGTCTATCGCAGGGGTGAGCGCCAGCGCTCCGACCCCCTCGGAGCGCTGGCAGTTGGTTCCCTGGTGGGGGGAGTTTATGCCCTACCGAACGGGGAAGTTATGCTTTGGCGGGCGAGCGGGTCGCTACGGAGTGCCCGGAGCCGGCATCGCCCTTACCGTCGACGGCCTGGCGAGACAGCGGGGTCTCACCCTCAGGGTCGAGTGCGGGGTGATCTAGGCCGAGGCCGTGGTCGACCTCGTTCGGGGTGGGGCCGTTGACATCTAGGGCGATCTTACGCTCCGTGCGCAGAATCGACTCCCAATCGTCGTTCTCTACGAACTCGTCTGTCATGGTGGAGGGTCTCCTCAGTCGTCTTTGCTGGACTTAGCCTTAGGTGCGGGCTTGTCCTCACCGGCCGCTACCTCATTGGGCGACGGCTCGGTGTTCACTGCACGCTCATCGGCGTGGGCGCCGTTGATCTGCGGGTAAGCGTCCGGGTCCGGGACCTGCACCGCGAGCGAATCGCTCGGGTCGGTGATGACCTGCGTGAGGTGAACGGCGATCGTGCGGCCGTCCTCGTCCTTGACTACGGACTGCTCGTTCGTGTGGCCCGTCAAAGTTTGTGCGCTGGTCTCATCGGCGAGGGACCCGGTCGGTCGTGCAGCGACCTCCGCGTTGACCTCCGCCTGCTCCTCGGAGCTGCGGTTGATGAAGTCGGGGTGCTCAGCCATCGCTCAGCCCGCCGCGAGGCCGGCGCCGGTTACGACGGTGAAGGCCTTGGGGTAGCGCGCGGCCGTGAATCCTACGGCTTCCTCTGCGCGGAAGATGGTCTGGTTAGTCTGGAAGAAAACGTGCTCGGACTGGTCGAGCGTCAGGCCCTGGTTCTCTAGGATGAGGCCCTCGCTGAAATTGCCGACGATCACGCGGGACTCGTTCGTGCCGGCGCCGAGGTTAGTCGGGATGTTCGCCGTGGTGTAGACCGGGAGGCCGAATAGCGACCCGCGCGGGGTCTGCCCTTCGCCGTACCCTGGCAGGCTGTCGTTCGAGCGACGGCCGAAGGGATTCGACCCCGGGCCAACGATGTAGTTGGCCGAGGTGCCGGACTCGCGAGCCTTGACGATGCGGGCCCAGGTGCGCGGGTGCATCACGATGGCGTTCGGCGAGCCGAAGTAGTTGGTGTAGATGGCCGTGACCGCATCGACGATAGCGTCGAGCAGGTCGACGATGGTGGTCGGGGTCAGTGTGACCGTGTTGATGCCGGCGGTGTTGAGGATGCCTTGCGGCTGGCCGGTGCCGGTGCCGCTGATGAAGGCGACCTCCTCCAGGTTGCCGAGGCGGAGGGCGAGGTCACGATTGACCAAGCTGTCGACGCTGGACTTGGCGTTGCGGAGAAGTTGGTTGGAAGCGATTGCCATGCCCGCTGCGGTGAACACGTTGACCGACAACTCGGCGAACGCGAGGTCCGCGGTCGGCTTGGACGCCAGCTCGGCGACCCAGCCCGCGGTCAGCCCTGAGCTGACGCTAGCGATGCGAAGGGTGTCGGAGTTGACTTTGATCGAGGGGAACAGCCCTCGAAGTACCGCCTGTTGGGCGCGAAGCTGTAGGACCTCGTCGGCGACCTGGTCCGGGACCAGGAAGCCTCCGGCGGAGCCGACGCCCTGCGTCATGGCCTTGCCGTCTAGCGACTCCTCCCAGCGCTCGCGCGCGGATGAATCGTTCGACTTGAGAAACTCTCGTACGTCCGAGTAGAAGGACTGCTCGCCCTGGGGGCCATAGATGGCCTTGCCCTCGGGCTGCGCTTCGCCGCCGAGTGTGAAGGCGGGGTCGATCTTGCGGGCGGACTCAATGGCCTCGGTCAGTGACTGGACCTGGCCTTTCATGCTCTGGAACTCGGCCTCGCGAAGCTTGGTGTCGCGATCCGCGGAGAGGCGCTTGACCTCTACGTCAAGTTCGTTCAGCTTCTCGGTCGCGGCCTTCTGGCCGTCCGCGTCCTCGGAGTCCCGAGCCGCGTCAAGCTTCTCGGACGCGTCTGAGGCCTTGCTGTTCAGCTCGTCGAACTTTCCGTCGAACTCCTTCTGGATTTCTTGAAGCGTTTCAGGCATCTTCGGAAAGAGTAGCAACGCTCGTGCCAGCGGCCGCGAGAAGCTTCTCAGATTCGTCGTAGCGCGTCTGGAGATGGGCGCGGAGTGCGGCCAGTTCCTCGTCGGTAGGCTCGGGCTCGAACGCCTTCTGGCCGACCGCGAACAGGGTGCGCGGGTTGACCGGGAAGGGCGTGACGGAAATCTCTGCGAGGTCGGCGTGGTAGATGCGGGCGGGCTTGGCGCCCTCGCGCCGCTTGAAGAATCCCCGGACGGAGAGGCCCTTCATCATGCCGCGCTGAATCTTGTTGTACACGTCGAGCAGGGGGCTGGACTCGGCCGGTTTCGCGACGACGGCCTTCATCCAGAGGCCTTCCGGGCGAGGGTCCAGTTCTAGGACCTGGCCGAGCTGCTGATCGTTGTGATGGTGGTAGAGGAGTGGGGCGGCGCCGTCGAGGAACTCCCGGACGCCCTTCGAGAAGGCGCCGGCCTCGAACATCTCGTCCTCGCGATCGACATTGAAGTCGCTCGCGAAGCCTTCGATAATGAGGTCGCCATCCTGGCCCTCGTGAACGGCCTTGGCGTCGCGCGGTAGCGC